CAGCAAGCCACATTATCTATCGTATGCGTACCGCCTTTGGATAGTGGATGGATGTGGTCCAGCTCTGGCGCACGGTTATCATAAGTACCACGTAGGCTTCTAGGAGTAGAATCCCCGCATAAGTAGCAAGTCCAATCAGCAGCATCAAACACATCAAACGGGTCTATAGAATCGTTCTTTGTATTTCGCATTCGTGCGCGTCGTCTTGATTTAGCTATTCGACCGCTCTTTCTTCTACTATTTTTGGATACTATTTCTGAGCAAAACTCACAATATGCTTCTTTTTTACCTATATGGGTCTTTTGCATAAATGGTTTAGTGCATTTCTTACATACACATTTAAGAGCTTCCTCAATGTACTGCAAACGATCTAAAGCAACTTGCGCGCGCCTAGCTTCTTTAGTAGCTTTGGCTGCACGTTTGCGCTGCTTAGTTACGATCCGCTTCAATGCATCGCGGAGCTGGCATAAGAGCACTCACGTGAGCAGAACTTACCTGCATCTCTTGTGCCTCTTACATGGCGATTGACGCTGTGCTTGCACCATTCGCAAGTTACATATTTATATGACGGCATAGCTACTAAACCTTACTCATTAGCAGTCTTAGATCGATGACATTTACTGCACAAAGATTGTAGATTATCGAGCTCATCAGTACCGCCACTTGCTTTGTTTATGACATGGTCGACGTCGCTGGCTGGTACGTGTCTGCCTGACTTGCTACAAGATACGCATAGATAATCATCACGGCGTAATACTTCTTCGCGAATCTTGCGCCAAAAGTGTCCATAACCGCGTGCTGTGGTGCTACCTGCGCGGCTTGGTCTGCGTGACCAGTTGCTGCGTTGGTCTGAATGGTCATCGCAATATCCTTTCATGGCTCGACTCTTAACGAGGTTCGGGCATCTGTGTTGGCGGCATGGAGTCGATGGCATGGTTATAACTTCCGTTGCTTATTTTTAGGCTGAATCAAAGCCATATACTTCTTAGCTTCACCGTTGCCGCAATTAGCTCGAGCGGTCAGCAGCTTTAGGTTTGAGCTTCTATACTCTAGCGTTTCACCTGTGCGATAGTTCTCATAGAGTGTCTTGCTTGTGCATTGATATCTCATGACAACAACCTCACTACCAAACGCTGGACATAAAAAAGCCCACGCTATTACTAACGTGGGTAAGGAAGCTATAAACAGTTCGTCAACACGTACTGACTGCATGCCACATACAACATGAATCAATCAGCGAAGACTTTGATTTTGTTTGCAGTTGCCATCTGCTATTGGGTGTCTCTTAGGTATTTGGTGATAGCGGCTAAATCAATCAGGCATAAAAAAGGCAATGGGTAATTAAACCTATCGCCTTTTAATCTTTAATGGCCTTACTTACTACTTAAGCCAGTATGACAATACAATAGCCTATCGGGCAGCATGGGTCAAGCGATATCGTTAATCCTGACTAGCTCATCCTCATCGCCGATTCGCTCAATCTTAATTACTTTATCCTGCCAATTATCACCAAACCAAAACACCAAGCCCGCATCGCCTTTTGACGCTGTAAAGCTAATCATTTTTTTACCATCTTTATCTATCGCAGCAACCTTAAAGAGATTGTTTTTATAAACAGCAATGACAATACTTTTTAATTGCACTTGTACTGCCTCGCCTACTTTTGTGCTGTTAGGGTTTTGAGCAACCTTGTTAATCATGCTCGTATTTGATTTCAATTTATCAATAAAGTTTGTCATAACATCGTCCTTGCTTAAGTTATTTAAAAACCGCTTTACATCCTGTTGGTTTTTATCCATTAGCGCATATAACTCAGGTGCTACCCATTCAGATATAGGGCGATCATTATTAACCCACTGCCTAACCCTTCTGCTATCAATCGCAAGCGATTTAGCTAAGTTACTTTGCCATTGGTCGCCATACAATAGACGACCTGCTTGCTCTAATTGCTCAATATCCATTTTACACTCCTTGTTTAATTAGCTTAGTGTTGCGCTTTACTTCAATTTTTTTAACTTGAGTCATTACCGCTTTAGTGATCTTAGTAAAAACGTTTAAGCGCATATCCGCGTAGCTGTTACCGCTAGTCATTGCAAAAAGCTCTTGTAAGCTCATAGATGCAAATTTGTTTATCAGTACCGTTGATACTATGTACAGAGTTGATAAACTTTATGCTTGCACCAAAAGTAACTTGATAATTATCGCCAGCCTGTACAGTTGCTTTAGTAAGCGAGTGAGCTAGTTTGAATANGTTTGAATTGTTCATGATATTTACTCTCTTAGAGTTAGTCTGGTAGATTACCTCGACTTGATGATTCATTGTACCTAATTATAGGTACGTGTGCAAGCACTGTTTTAAAATAAACCAAAATAAAAGCCTCGCATATAGCGAGGCTTATTTTCAAGCGTTATCATCTACTCTATTAAGTTGTGCACGGTAGCTACCAATAGATTGGTCAGCCTTGCCAACCATATCGAATAGGTCAAGCGTCATCTGACGTTGATAGGTCAGCCATGCATTAGTGTAGGTACTGGCATTGACTTCAATACCACTGAAGAGTAAGCGGCCTTTAACCGTGTACATATCCCACAATTGATACAGCTCGAAGTGTAATACCATGCGGGCCATTAAACGTGCCAGATCAGGCAAGGTGTGAGTACATGCCTTGGGTTCTGAGCGTCCCTCTTTCTTACAGCGTCCGACCATGTTGTCTGCTAGGTGATGAACCACATCATCGAACTGACGTGACCAATTCCAATTGGTATCACTACCCCATAGTAAGATACTTGCCAGCGCTTTGGCGGGCGGGTGGTCAATCATAGCGATAGCCGCGCAATGGTCTTCCCAGTTTACTTCTGGTGGCAACCCGCCGCCGCCGATATCAAACTTCACGGTCTTGGCATGCATGCCGCGCTCGAGCCAGTCTTGATGTTGCAGTTGCAGTGACTTACCGAAGTTAAGATCCAACGTCTCATCTATCCATACACTGGGCGGCTGGGTTGGTTTAATAGACTTTTCTTTTACTGGTGACGACTGGTGGTTTTTGGGTTTAACTTGTTTGATAAACACCTCAATGCTAACGGTTTTTTCACACTTTGGACTATCTGGACGATTATATACCAACGTTTCGTTATCATAATCAACTGATAGTACTGTAAGCGCCTTGCCTTTCTTATCTATCCATTCGGTTTTTGGTTCGATAGCTCTATTCACTCTACACCCTCCATGCTTTCAAGTCGTGAAATCTCAGTCAATAACGAGTCATATACTTGCCACCAACGGTTGTTGATAATATTCCGCATGATTTCCGCTATTACCGTCTGACCAACTCGCTCTCTGCTATCAGCGACAGCACTTCCATTACGTTCTACTAACCAATGCGTTCTAGTTGTAGCGCCCATATTTCTTTTCCAAGACCGCTCTGCATACCAAGCCGCCTTTTTTAAATCCTCAATTGTTGATCCTTTCTTGCCCGCTCGATAAACGTATTTAAAACAATTACCTTCACAAAAACGCATGTGTATAGTTATATCAATACATTCAACACCTGACTCATCTTTGTAGTGTGGTGGCTGGTTTACCATATCTACTTGTTCAATTTTTACACCGTTCTGCATTGCCGCTTCTTCATGACTTATCATCGTACTCCTCCTCAATCAATCCCGCTTAAAGCCGGGCTTCATGACCATAAGCAAGGCCAAGAAGCCAAGCAATGACAACAGAGAGCCTGACAAGGTGTATAACGCCAGCACTACCTTTGATACTGCTAGCACTAGGACCACGTTATAAACCATCGCTAATAGCGCATGGAAACATTCTGGCCAATATCTCATATCCATAATCATTTAGTCCGTTTTGGTTTGTTGGTTGGCTTGGGTGCTGGCACGTCGACGACGCCTTTTTCAATCAATCGATGGTACTTATATATCATCATGCCAGCGTCTCGAGCGTGCTCAGATGTGCGAGCCGACCAACCAGTGATCAACTCGAAGTCTTTGGCAGTGCGTTTAGTGTCGATGTTAGCCGGCGCAACTAATATATGGCAAAGACCATTGCGCTCGCAGAACTCTTGCCAGATACCGCAATCACGCTTGACTGAGCCCACGCCTTGCATGCGTTCTTTGCCGATGCTGCGGTCTACCCATGTCCGCTTGCGAACGTCTTCTATGCAAACCACCAGCTTAACGCCTGACTGAGCCGCTTCGTTGCGAATATCAAGCACACGCTCTTGAGCGCTTAAAATGGTCTCTGTTGATATGTCTTGTAGTACGCCGTCGATGCTGTGAGCAAAGCCGGTCTTCACGCCTGTATCGATACCTATTAGAATCATGCGCTAACATCCTTATGCTGCTGCTTAAAATCAGCGGTAGTCATAGTCTTTTTACTGAAGTTTTCGTAAGTGACTTCGATTAAGCCCGCTTTGATATGTGGTGAGCTAATTACCTTTAAGCAACTACCGATGTGCCGTTTGACGCTCATTTCTTATCCTTATTATTAACGTAATTACCCTCAACATCAAAATACTCATCAAAGCATTCGGCATCCCGTGGACATTCTTTAGTGATAATAGGTAGTACCTTATGGTTAGTCTCAAGCGCGATAGCATCCATAATCATGAGCATAATACCAAGTGGCGCACGTATCGTTACGCTGTCGCTACCTGCCGTGATTTTAAGGTTATTATCATCGCCGCCAAATTCAGTCATCACAGCGGTATCGTTATGCCAGCTTGAGTAATCGCTTGAATCGCTTAGGTCAATCGTTATATCTTCCAGTAGGATTGCAGCCATTAGACGGCCTCCTGCAGTTGATTTAATAATCTATCGTAAGTCTCGTCCTGCATTTCGCCAGGTGATTTATGCTGGGCGATATATTCATAGGTTTGCGCTACATCCATACTTGGCAATGGCTCTTTCCATAGACCGTTGACCACGACCGATACTTTGGGATCACGTTTGGCTGATGTGCCGGGCTTGCTGTGGCTTGGATGGAACGCATCCGGAATGTCGCTATCAGCATGTGAGCGCGCTGGCTTGCTGGCAGCATTGCCACTCCAATCTTCGTTGTCGATGTTGAACGTGCCTTTGGCTTTTTCTTGACGGGCTTGACTGGCTGCCTGCTTGTCGACTTCACTCATCAACCACTTGCGCAGTTTGGCTTTTCGGTTTGATTCAGTTGCTATCGGTTTACCAAGTAAGGCTTGCTCAGCGTAATGAGCTTTGAAGTCCTCGATGTGCATCGTGTATTGGCTGCCAGTGAAATTCATTTTCTTGCCTGCCATCAACAACTGATCATGCATTTCTTTAAAACTTGGTGCGTTCCAGTTTTCAATGTCGTCAGCTCGTTGGCTACGGATCTGCTCAGCTTGGGTAACTGGTTGAGTGGCTGGTGGTTGAGTGGTTTCGATTTCAACTGGTACTGGCTGATTGGTTTCCGTAGAGTTATCCACAGAATCATCTGAAAAGTTATCCACAGTCTCATCAGCGTTTGTGTGTGGCACGCTCTCTCTAACTGGTTTATGGTTATTGTTTACTGGTTCATGGTTATTGGTTATAGCAGTGTTTTTTGCGTTACCAGCGTTACATGGCTCGCTGCTTGGCGTTACAGGTTGCGTTACATCATTTGTCACGTTACTTGTTACACCGTCAAAATGTTTTGCATATAAGTCTCTTAGGTCAGCTGCTTTAATATCTGTATCAACAGACACGCCAGCATCAATAAGGTTATCAATCATATTGCGTCTGTCTTGGCGAGACTTACGAGTACGTTCCGCATTGGTCATTGGTATATCATCAGCGTTACACGTAACGTTACCATCGTTACTTGGTGCGTTACTTGGTGCGTTACTTGGCGTTACACCTTGCGTTACATAATTCGTTACAGCGTTACGCTTGCCGTTACTGTCAGTGTTACGGTTGGCGTGTTGATAGTTTTTGATTTCTTTATCGATGCGGTGGTGGTGATGGCGCTTACCACGTTTAACAAAGAACTCAGCAAGAATGTAGTCAAGTGAGGTGCGGTAGTCGGTAGTGGTGCATAACAAGCGACGCGCCAGGCTATCCATATCTGAGGCATCAATGGCTTGTTCTGTGTGATAGTACATATCTATTAAATCACGGTAGATAGCACGCTCAGGCAGTGTCAGATGACGTGCTGAGTTATTAAAGTCAGCTGGATTGAACATATAGAAATGCATTAAGCCACCTCATGAACAATGGCGAAGACCCGCGCTAGATGGGTTAAGCCTTTAGGTGTGAATAATGGCTGCGTAGTGGCTTTATTCTCGCCGCTGCTGTCTCTATAAATAACTGAGCGCTGATCCATAAAGCCTTGCTTCATGCGCACACTGCTCATCTGTAGCTTGTTGCGAGTATCACGATACATCCAGTCATGGGCTAAGCACCAATCAACGAACTTGTTCTGCGGTATGCACAGGGTTTTGGCGGTGTCACGGACGTTAAAGCTGCCAATGGCGCTATCAATCACATCTAAGGCTGCGGCCTTTGGTTCTGCCAATGCTAAGCGCGCTTGTTGATGCTCGACTTGCTCTTGTAAGTCTGCCGCCAATCGCAAAGCTTCCGATTTTGTTTGCGGAATATGAAACTCAGGTGCTACCGGATTGATTGCTGATTGCTCTAGTGCTTGCCAGCGGTCAATGACGGCTGCCATGAATTCAGGTGATAGTCTTGCAACAATGACTAAGCTATCTCTTTGGTCAGATAGAAACTCATTATATTGCTGGCCATTCTGCTCATGTATATAGATCGAGGGTATCGTATTTTTTAGCAGACCCCCATCAACCAATCCTCTTATAACGCTTAATACGTTTCTATGCTCTTTGCTGCATAGATTAGACATTTCACGGCTAGACATGGTTTGATTATTATTAGTTTGCAAATTCTGGATATTCATTGTAATATTCCTTTATCAAATGTTTGTATTACAGAAACACCTAAACCCCGTCAGTTGTCGCTGATGGGGTTTTTGCTTGTTTGGCTGTTAGATGATCAATCGCTTCTAGCTTGTCACCCAAATTAATTATCTTTTGATTGCGCTCGATGCGGTCAAAATCGCGTTTGATAGCAAGATCATCACCAGCCACTTGAGTGGTTTTTACTGTCTTGCAGTATGCACACTTGCATGGATTATTAACTGACATGATTATTTACCCTCACAATGTTTAGTGATTTGGGTGCTTAAAGTACGCAGCATCACCATGGTGTTTTGGATTTTGGTTTGTAAAGCATCATGCTCAGTGCAATCAATGACACCGTCTTCTAGTGCTTTATGCATCTCAGCCATCACGTCACCTTGGCATGCTGATGTTGATAATGCGGTCATGAGTATGCTTGCCTGCGTTGCAGTACCGTCAACCGTACAAAACACACCGCCTAATCGCTGAGCCATTGCTTGGATGATGCTGTTATCACAGGTGTATTCCATGATCGTCAATGCTTCGTCCAGACGCAGATGATGGCTATCAGTGTTTGGATTAACCTTGCTATTAAGCACATTGCTCGTCATGCCCATACGTGCGGCAATAGCTGGCGAGCCACCGTGTTTAGGGTTGTGTACTGTTTTGTGTGCTGCATCTATTACGTTCATCGTGTCCTACCTATATTTAAAAACGTTTTAATGATTGCTGGCGGGTTGTATTATCTATTCAACAGCTTCAAGTGAAGCCAGCGCAGGACAAAGCTCAGAAGCTAAAATCTTACCGTCGGTTAACTTTTCAGCTTTCAGAGCTAGAACGGCAGACATATGAACCTTGCCTTGTAGCCAAGCCCAAACTGAAGGCTGAGTACAACCAAGTGCCACGGCTGTTTTTTGCTGCCCACCAAAATGAGCAACTAGCCGATTGTATGTTGATTGGTAAGATGTCATTTAATTGTCCTAACTATCGATTTCATACAAGTATATTGTTTTAACTATAAATAATCAATAGTTTTAACTGTTTGCGCTTATATAGTTTTGACTATAAAGTGAGGCCACTTAGGATTTATTTTATTATTGAGGGTAATATGAACGCGCTGCCGGATAGATTGAAGTTTGCTCGAGAGCAACTAGACCTGTCTCAACAACAGGTAGCTGACGCTGTGGGTATGAAGCAGCCTAGTTACTATCAGCTTGAGGCTGGCAAGTCTAAGCGCTCACGATTCATTCACGATATCGCTAAGGTACTTAAGACGGATGTGGATTGGTTGATGACTGGTGAAGGCCAGCACAATTCGCTTGTTGATAACGTGTTTGAAAATGAACATGACAACTTGGAATATATAACGATTGGTAAGCAGTCTGATTATGATCTAATCAAGGTCAAGTATCTTGATATCAAAGCCAGCTGTGGCAACGGATACATCAATGAGCAGCACCCAGAAGCGCATACGCAAACATTTACCGTTGAATTCCTACGAAATAATAATATGCCTATTGATGGGGCGGGCTTGGTGCTGATGCATGCCTGTAGCGATAGCATGGGTTATACCATTCCACATGGTACGTTGATGCTGGTCGACACCAATCAAAGAGAATTCGACAACTTCGTTAATAATAAGGTCTATGTATTTCAGGCTGATAATGAAATGATATGCAAGCGAGCCATTAGAAACTTAAACGGCACGGTAGTTTTGAAGTCTGATAATATGGATAAAGACACCTATCCTGATCAGACAATAGACAGAGATAGCTTTGGACAATTTAAGCTGTTTGGGCGTGTGAGATATACCTTTGCTCAGCATTAAATAAAATAAGTAAATAATAACCGCCTATATGGCGGTTTTTTTGTGTCTATTTTTTATCGTGAGTAATTATTTTAAAGTTATAACTATTTTTATAGTTTAAACTATTGACATAGTGCTATAGCTATAACTATAATAGGTCATCACATCGACACAGAGTAACTATTATGAACTCAATCAAAGACTTTCTAGCCAGCGTTGGCATCATCACATTGTTGGTTCTTGGCATGACAGCGGCAACGGCTGGCGTGCAACAAATTAATGAAGCATTCAATCGTTCGCAGGCAGGCCAGTCAGCAATGATTGAAGACCATAAAGCGTATCTAGCCAGTGATGACGAAGACTACTACGTCACTGATCCAATGAATAGCTTTGATGATGAGGTCGTTGATGTCTACGAAACGTCATCTGAAGCCAAGACNGCAAGTTATGCCAATATTTTTATAGCCAAGGCTTATGGCAGAGAGTGAGTAGTTAGTCCTCTAATCAAATATTACTAATACCCAATAGGAATGACCATGAAAGAATTAAACGAAATAGTGCAAAACAAGCTTAATGAAATGGCAAATGGTGGCGAACTTACAGCGTTAATTAATAAGCATGTTGAGGCGCTAGTCGCTGACTCAGTAAGCGATATCTTCAGAAGTTATAGTCCATTAAGCAAAAGCTTGAAATCCAGCTTAGAGGCAGGACTTGACGNTAGTTTTGACGAAATAGATTATTCGTCATATAACGCAATCATGCTTGGCGCAGTACAAGGTCACATCGATAAGTATTTTGGCGAACAAGTGCGTAAGGATTTAGATGAACAGCTTGTCACATTGCTGGGTGCTCCGCCAAAGGAGATGGATATAGGTGAGCTTGCTGACAACTTAGTTAAGATTGTTAGAAACGACCTTAGCGATAATGAAGATTGCTACACTAGCATAGTGGTGAGTAGTGATGACAAATACGGGAAAGGGCTAAAAATATATTCTGAAAGTCATGCAAGCCATGGCGATAAAGAGTACGTCCATTTGTTTTTTGGCGAAGCTGGTGACTCAATACGTATCAACCATAACCACAAGCAATCATTCAACCCAACCGGTACTTACAGCGGAAAAGATAAGATTAATGCTTATATCTTTAAGTTATACGTTGCTAAAACTAAGATCACTGGCTGGGACAAATTCGATCCTGAAGACCATAACGATTATTGCGAAGCAGATATTTAAGGTTTTGATTATGAGTGCATATAAATACCCGCAAGAAATGGAAGCCTTGGCGCTCGAACTACTCGAAATAGAATTGAACATGGACGTGGCAGCAAAGACCTACCCTATCTGTGGTAGCAACAAGGAGCGTAACCAAGATGGCTGATGATATTGACCGCGCTGGTGAGCGCCAAGAATTAGAGATGGCGGCACGCCTGCAGGTAGTACCACGGTTTAATGTGCCCTCTCTCGCTGAATGTGGCGACTGCGGCGAAGACATCCCTAGCCAGCGCCAAGCTATTGGTGGTGTTAAGCGCTGTATTGATTGCCAAAACCATTTTGAAGGGCGGAGATAGAATAAGGATTTATTATGCAAGAGCTTAGATTAAGCGAAACTTATATAGGCTGTGCTTGGATTGAGAGTTTAGGTTGTCCGTCTGACATACGCAGAATAAGAGTAACCCAGAGAGCTGGGTTAGGCTTTAGTTTTGTATTAGATGAGGCGCTAAAAAGCTCAGGTAGTAACCAAGTGACAATAAATTTTTATGAGCAGCACGATAGCGGCAGACGTCGACAAGACTCAGTTGTATGCATGCGAACCATTAATGATTCAGAGCTTAGTAATATTGTTAATAGCCTGACATTCACAGACCGAAAAAATCTACTACATGCAATTGCGGACATATTTTGGCTGTCACTTAACGCCCTTATCAATGTGCCAGCAAGACCTAAATGTAAATTTTATGCGCCTAAAGCTATCGTTTGTCAAAAAGACCTATTCGAGCCAGCATAATCGAAAAATGAATGCAAATGAACGCAAATGAACGCAAATCGGAGAACACCGTGAACCTAATCGAATTAAACAGAAATTATTTAAAAGCGATGCTTTGCGTTGCTGCCAAAGAAGATGTCAGATACTACTTAGAAGCCGTTTACTTCGTTGGTTGTGAAGGTAAGGTACTTGCATACTCTACTGACGGCCATCAGATGCTTAGATGGATTGTGTGTGAAGACTACCAAGGCGCTGATTTTGAATACATCCTTAGCCGTCGCTCCATTAAAGACGCTATCAAGACCAAATACAATATCCATATTCAGGCCTCAACTGGCGACCTTGTGTGCGCTAAGGATGAAGACTTCAGAACCTTTAAAGGTTTGATTGATGCTAAATATCCAAACGTCCAAAAACTAACATCTGAATGGATTAATAAGATTGCGATTGAGCAAAAAGACCATCTTCTGTTCAATGCCAATCACCTTAAAAATCTTGCGAAGATTGGTCAGATTATTGCTAAAGAGTATAAAGTTACTAACCCTGCCATACGCCAATACAGTCGTGCATCAATTAGCGGTATCGAAAGCATCTTTACTTTTCTGAATGTCGACAACTTGATGTACTTGGTGACCAATATTAAACACAGCGATATTACCGAAAATGAGCATAAGGCAGTATTGACTGACAACTACAAGCCAGCGAAAACCAACGTGCAAGAATTCATTGATGATGGCTTCGGTGTGTTATGCGGTGTCAGTCATCGTTCAGTTGATCATGCCAAGACCACGCCCGCTGACATGGTGTCAGTCATCGTTGATTATGACGAACATGGCTATATGGATGCTAACGGCGAGATATGGGAATACGTTTACTTCATTGATGCTTTTAAACCTGATGAGCGAATTACTGCATAAGGAGAGTGATTGTGAGTAACACAAATGAGCGACCAATAATTTTAACTGCTGACGAAGTAAATGCGGTACTCGCAGGTGATAAGTCGCAACATAGAGTGATTATTGTACCTGATGAGGATATTGGGGCTTTTGCGGTAATGGGTGGCAGCAAGCGGGATTGGCCATACCATTCTAACGATGCTGAAAGCCATCTTCTAGAGGACGGCTGCGAGCATCCTATGAATTGTCCGTTTGGCAAAGCCGGCGATCGGCTGTGGGTGCAAGAAGATTGGCGCGTAGGTGCGTGGCGCGAAATGCTAGGTGTTATAGCCATTGACTACAAGGCATCTCCTGAAATAACAAATACGCCATGGGTTCAAATAGATAATGATGATGATGGAAAAAAGTCTGAAAGTCTGTGGATTGCTTTATCTGACGAACTTGATAGTAAGGGCATAAAACCTAACGAAGAAGGTCATTATCACTGGCCTGCTGGTAAAGCACCGCTTGATTGGAATGAAGCTAGCAATATGCCACGTTGGGCCAGTCGCCTACTCTTAGAAATAACCGATATTAGCATTGAGCATGTGCAGGACATTACGCTTGGCGACTCGATAAAAGAAGCGTGCACTGGGTTAATGGATTTTGCTGTTGATTACTGGATGGCAAAGCATGGTGAGGCCGCATGGTTTACAGACCCTTGGGTCTGGGTAATTGAATTTAAAGCAATTGAAAATAGCGAGGTGACCACCAATGTCAAACCAAGATAAAGCTACTATAGAAACGCTTCATCAGTTAGGCTTAACACCGCTTGATTGGGTAGACGCTGAGAAGTTTGCGGAGCTCACTGGCATCGCAAAGCAAAAGCTGCCTAATCGCAAAACGAAATGGCCCGAAGATTTGGTATGGACCAGACAAGATAATAATGTGTACTATTCTATGAAGGGATACAACCGATGGATGACCGAACAGGCAGAACAACGTTACCTCAGGGCGTCAGGCTTAGATCGGGAAGACTTCAAATCTACTTCACCCGTCACAAACAAACGTACAACGTTACGCTCCCGCACCCGGTCACTGCGGAAGGTATCAATGCAGCCGCTAAGATTAGACGTGACCTAATCACCAAGGCCGAATGGGGCATATTGACCGATGCCGACCTTGCCAGCGCTAAGGGTGAGTTTGTCATTGATGATAGCGTCATCGTATCTGATGGCGTCTTATTTCAAGAAGTAGCACAGAAGTACCTGAAGCACTGTGAAGCCAATGCGGACTCTAAGAGTGACTATGTCAGCGCATTGAATAAGCACTGGATGCCAGAGATGGCATTAATACCGGTACATGAAATCAGATCAGACCTAATAAGAGACATCATTGCCGATACTGAGTTTAAGTCTGACAAGACGCTTAATAATTGCCTGGTACCGCTGCGAGGTGTTTTTGATAAAGCTATCGAGCTGCGCTTAATAAGTCCAGCCGAGAACCCTATGATCATGGTTAAAAATAAAAAGGTACAGTCAGGACTACCGGATCCTTTTACCCGCGATGAAATGAGCGCGCTATTAAATTGGCTTGATAACAACTTGGTCGATAAAGAACATTTTTATTATTGGTATTTTGAAGTGGCTTTTTGGACAGGATGCCGTCCAAGTGAGCTGATTGCTCTAAGATGGAAGGATATTGATTGGTTTAATGGCTCAGTGATTATCAATAAGAGCCGTGTGCGTGGTGTCGAGAAGCAAGTCACTAAGACTCATACCGCACGCGAAGTGTATTTGAATGATAGGTCCAAGCGCGCATTTGAGGCACTTAATGAAATGGGTTTAAGCACAGACTATGTGATGATATGCCCAGAGACTAACAAGCCATTCTACAATGAAAAGCCTGCTCGCCTACGCTTGGTAGCAGCCATGAAGACTACTCGAGTACGTCACAGGCCAGCCTACAATGCGCGGCATACTTATGCTACGATGCTGCTGATGGATGGCGTGAATCCTGTGTTCGTCTCTAACCAACTGGGCCATAGCTTACAGATGCTCATTAAACGATATGGTCGTTGGCTACATGGCGATCAGAACAAGTTAGAGATATCTAAGCTAACAACTGATTGACACGGTCTTGCCAGCCAATCATGTCAAAATCATGTCATAAAAAAAGCCAGCCACCTAAGTGACTGACTTTTCTAATAAAATATGGTGGAGATGGCGGGAGTTGAACCCGATAACGTCAAACACTATCACACGCTATCGAATATTCGCTTAGTAATATCAATGACTTAGGTAAAGCCAGTGTGATTACATGTGATTGTTATTGACCGTAGGCTGTCAAGAATCATGTCACAGACTAATTGTCCTCAGCCGCAAATCGTAGGTTTCCCACAATACGTCGTGACCACCCGCGGCCAAATGTAGACCAGGTACGCAAGCGAGTATAAAAATATAAGCGCTCAGCATTAAATAATAACACGACATCATTCTTATCCATAGCAGCTACTGCAGTCAACGTACGAGGACCGATTAAGCCATCGTCATTTGCGCCCACTGCTTTTTGTAAAAACTTAACAGCTTGACGATTGCCGTGGTTATAAGCCGCGTCAGTCAGTTGCCATGCAATCAACCGGTCGAGCTGATCACCTTTCACAGCTTTATAGTATGACTGTTCAGTGATACGCTTTGCAGTTTTTTTGGGTAGATTGCGCATATCACCCCAATACCCATGAGCATTAGCGACACGCTTAGTAACTCCCCACATGGTTTCCCCACCGGGGTCGCTCGGGTGATTGACATAACCGCCTTCGTGCTTCATTAATCTAATGAATATTTTGTCAAATACGCTCATAATTTTTACCTTATTCCAGACATTAAAAAGCCCCTGAATAGAGGCTGCAATTAATGGCGATTGTTATTTGTCTGCGAGTCGTAGCGCCCAATGCAGTGCGTTGAGTGCTGCTAATCCGCGCCGATAGTATTTTGGTTCAACATAAGGTTGAATAACCTCGCTGTTCTGTACTGCGATGCTAGTCAAGTTCTTTGCGAGTTTGATAAATTTGCTTCTCATGTCTTACTCCTTTTGCCTTCGTTTATTTAAAAGCCCCAAAAAAGGGGCGGTATTTAGAACTATTTATTTACCAAAGATGGCAAACGCCGCGTCTTTAACTTCCTTGATTGCTTCAGCTACAGTTTTATCTGTAAACGTT